TGTCCATTCCTTGGCAGCGGGTGCTACGCGGACGGCGGGCCGCTTGCCTTGCATTTTGGCAAAGTCACAGCAGGCGAGCGCGGGGTCACCTTCCCTCAGCACTGCGCCGAGCTGGCGGCCCTGCCCCCAGGTCAGATGACACGACTTCACCAGGCGGGCGATATGCCCCATAATGGTGGCCGCGTTTCCCGCCGCTTCGTTCACGGCATGGTGAAGGCCTGCCGCAATTTGAAGGCTTACACGTACACGCACCACCGACTGAGCCTCGGCGAGAATCTGGCCCTCCTTCGCTACGCGAACCGCCAGGGCCTCACCGTGAACATCAGCACGGAGAGTGAGGCCGCAGCAGATGAGGCCATAGCCGCAGGCCTGCCCGCTGTGATGGCCGTTCGGAGTGACGAGCAGCGCGACCGATGGCAGACCCCAGCAGGTCACGCCGTGCTGGTCTGTCCTGCTCAGACTGGGGACACTGACTGCGCCACGTGTCAGCTGTGCCAGAAGCGCAGTAAACGCCTAATCATCGCCTTTAGGGCTCACGGCGTCAGCAAGCGCAAGGCGGACGCTGCGATCGCAGGCCAGAACTAGGATAAATCACTAAATAACATTTAACCTCGCCACCTAGGCGGGGTTTTTTATTACCTATCCCCTGCCCATTGGCGGGGTTTTTTGTTGCTTACCTAGGGGCAGGTGTGAGAGGGTTAGCACCACCTACCGGGGCAGATGCAGGCCTGAGTGACACACAGGCAGGTGAGAATGATTCTCATTCTCATTCAGGCAGGTGATAATGATTATCATTCTCATTATTGTGTCAGGGATCGACCCCCCACCGGCAGATACTGAGAATGATTCCCATTCTCATTCCGGGTCCTTTCCGGCAGGCTCGTCAGGGGTAATTTCGAGCCACGTCTCTCAGCTAGCGTCAGCGCCGGACACTCTAAACGCGGGAGAACCCAAATGCAAGTATTTCCCCTATAAATACCTATATATGCATAACTGCCGCAAATGTGTGTAAAGTCGATTTAATTTCCTATTAATTCAGGTTGCCATTAGTTACTACGAAGCAAATTTCTGAGCTGCTTGGTGTTAGTCCCGCGCGTGTCAGCCAAGTAAAGAAAACAGGCAGACTTAACGGGACATTTAAGAAAAAAGGTGCCGTTACTTATTTCGACCAAGACGCGGCGTTAGCGGCCTGGAATCACGAAATCCCGCAGCTTATCAGCAGGATCTCTGGATCGGAACAGGAGATCCCTAGTTTCAACGAATCGCGTGCAAAGTCAGAACACTTCCGTGCGGAGCTGGCGCGACTTGAACTTGAGGAGAAGGAGGAGAAGCTATGCGAGGCGGAGAAGGTCAGGAGGGAAGCGTTCTCACTTGCGCGATCTGTGCGCGATGCTGTGAACACAATCCCGGATCGAGTGGCGAATCAATTTGCAGCGGAAACTGATCCTGTTGTTATCCACCAAGCCCTTACAGAAGAACTGCGTAAAGCATTGGAGAGGTTGACCGATGGATGATGGAGCAAAGGTTTATGAGAACGCATTCCTTGAAGGGTTGAGGCCTGACCCTGACCTGACTGTTTCACAGTGGTCGGATAAGTATCGAATGCTGAGCAACAAGGCGTCGTCGGAGCCAGGGCCTTGGAGAACGGATCGAACTCCGTATCTGCAAGAGATTATGGATTGCATGTCGTCGGGCAGCTCTGTGCAGAGAGTTGTGTTTATGGCTGGGGCGCAGCTGGGCAAAACAGAATCGATTAATAACGTGGTCGGTTACATGATCGCCCATGCCCCTGGGCCAGCTTTGTTTGTCCAGCCGACGATTGAGATGGCGAAAAGGCTGTCAAAACAGAGGCTTGATTCGTTGATCCATGAGACGCCGTGTTTGGCGGAAAAGATTGCACCTGCTAGGAGCCGGGACTCAGGCAACACAATGTTCAGCAAGGATTACCCAGGAGGGATCCTGTTGTTAACAGGGGCCAACTCTGCGACGGGTTTGCGCTCTGCTCCTTGTCGCTGGGTGTTGCTCGACGAGGTTGATGCGTTCCCCGCCGACGTTGACGGAGAGGGCGACCCTTGTGCGTTGGCAGAACGACGGGCTTCAACGTTCTCACGTCGAAAAATCATTCTGACCTCGACGCCGACGGTCAAAGACATGAGCAGGATCGAGACAGAGTATTTGGCATCTGATCAGCGTCGATATTTTGTCCCCTGTGTGCATTGCGGGCACATGCAGCATCTGCAGTGGAAAAACATCCAGTGGCGTGACGGCGACCCCAGGACAGCTGCTTATGTTTGCGAGTCTTGTGGGACGCACATTGAGGAGCATTACAAGAGCGAGATGCTCCGCAAAGGCGAGTGGAGAGCCACCGCTACGTCAGAAGACAAAAGAACAGCAGGATTCCATCTGTCCAGCTTGTATTCGCCGTTGGGTTGGAAAAGCTGGGAGGAAATTGTCACTGAGTTTCTGCGTGCGAAAAACGACGCTCCTTTGTTAAAGACGTTTGTCAACACGGTGTTGGGCGAAACGTGGGAGGAAGAGGTTGGGGCAAAGCTTGGCGCGGAAGGCCTACGCGAGCGTGCTGAGTTTTATCCGGCCAGTGAGATCCCAGAAAAGGCGAGCATCGTCACGGCTGGAATCGACGTGCAGGACAATCGCGTTGCTGTAGGTATTTATGCGTATGCCGAGGGGGAAGAGTGTTGGTTGATCTCACACGATGAGATCTATGGCGACCCTGCAGGGCCAAAGCTTTGGGAGCAAGTTGACGACGTAATTTTTAGAACTTACAAACGCAGCGACGGAAAAGAGGTCAAGCTTTCCGCTGTTGGAATTGATAGTGGCGGTCACTTCACTAGCGAGGTGTATGCGTTTTGCCGCGAGCGAATGAAGCGCAACGTTTTTGCTCTGAAGGGTCAGTCGCAGCGCAATAAACCTGCAATTGGCAAGCCAAGCAAGGTTGACATCAACTATCGCGGCCAAGTGCTTAAAAACTCTGCCGAGGTGTTCCCTGTTGGAGTCGATACGATCAAGTCAACGTTGTTTGGGCGCTTAAAGCACAACGAAGAGGGTGCGGGCTACATTCACTTCCACGCAGAAGCCAGCGAAGAATATTTCAAGCAACTCACGTCAGAGCGTCAGGTTGTCCGTTATGTCAAGGGTTTTGCGGTGCGTGAGTGGAAGAAAAAAGCTGGGGATCGCAACGAAGCGTTGGATTGTTTTGTTTATTCCTACGCAGCATTGAACTTTTTGTATCTGCGGTACAACCGACATACAATTTTTGAACAGTTCAAAAAGGCAGCAATAAAAGTCGAGCCTAAGACTGAAAGGAAGGTAGAATCTGAATATCAGCCATTGCGACGACGTGGTGCGCGTCGTCCTCAGCAGTCCTTTGTTACCAGCTGGTGAGCATTCTTGTTCCTGAAATTGTTAACGCAGGCGACACCGTCATTTTTGACGTACCTGCTTTTAACGACTCGATTGGCACCCAGATCGACAGCGCAAGTTATACGTTGAAGTGGTATGCCAGAACAAATACAAATCAAGAAGGGGCCACAATTACAGGCGTAGCCGAAAGCGATGGCTGGCGTGTCACAGTCCCTTCTAGCGTCACCACAGGTTTTGATGCCGGGTTGTGGACTTGGCAAGCAATTGCATCTTTGGGTTCAGTTCAATACACGGCAGGCAGGGGCCAGTACACCGTTAAGGCCACTCTTAGCTACACAGGAACGCCTGGGGCATTTGACGATCGTTCAAGAGCAAAGATTGATCTGGACTTTGTAGAGGCTGCGATTAGAACGCTGTCTCAAGGTGGCATGGTTCAGGAATATACGATTGGCGGTCGAAATTTAAAGAGATACAAGATGGTCGAATTGCTGCAATTGCGTGATGCTTTGCAAGCTGAGGTCAACGCCGAACGTCGGGCTGAAAAGATTAGACAAGGGCTTGGTAATCCTGGCCTAGCCAAAGTGAGGTTCCGTTAATCATGTGGCCCTTTACGCGAAAACGCAGAGTTGCAAGACGCAACTACGCAGGCGCACAAATGAATCGCCTGACATCCGACTGGATTAGTCAAGGCACAAGCGCCGACTCCGAAATAAAAAACAGCCTGCGTGTTCTGCGGAATCGTGCTCGGGCTCTTGTTCGCGATTCAGATTTTGCAAAATCTGCGTTGCGTGCTGTTAAGAACAACGTCGTTGGTCAAGGCATCAAGCATCAAGCACAAGTGCGAATGATTCGAGGCGGTCGCCTTGATGAACGCTTGAATCCAATCATTGAGCACGAATTCAAGAAATGGAGCAAAGCCAAGAACTGCCACGCAGGTGGCACCTTGTCTTGGGCTCAAATCCAGCAGCTGTGCATCGGCAGCATGGTCGAGTCGGGTGAGGTCTTTGTTCGCCTCGTCCGCCAGTCTTTTGGCGACAGCCGTATCCCGTTGGGCCTAGAGGTCATCGAGGCAGATTTGCTTGATGATGATTACACCGGCTTTGAGCCAAACGGTAATCGCGTCCGTATGGGCGTTGAGCTTGACGAGTGGTCAGCCCCAGTGGCTTATCACTTCTTGAATTATCACCCTGGTGATTATCAATTTAGTTACGCGCAGATTGCTAAGAAGCGTCGGACACGGATCCCTGCCAACGAAATCATTCACTTGTATTCCGTTGACCGCCCTGGTCAAACCCGTGGTGTGACTGCGTTTGCTTCGGCAATCATGCGGTTAAACAACCTGCGTGGCTACGAGGAGGCAGAAATTATCGCTGCACGCTCAAGCGCAGCAATGATGGGCTTTGTTCGTACTCCTGACCAAGAGCTGTTTGAGGATGGCACTTATCAAGAGGAGTCTGTTCTGGACTTCTCCCCTGGCAGCATTCGTCGCCTTGCGCCAGGAGAAGAAATGCAATTCTTCTCGCCTCAGCGTCCAGACGATGCGTTTACGCCATTTGTGGCGCAGATGTTGCGTGCCGTGGCTGCTGGTGTCGGTTGCTCCTATACCCAGGTGTCAAGCGATTTTTCGCAAAGTAACTACAGCTCGTCTCGTCTTGAGTTGATTGAGACGCGGGCTCATTACAGAACGCTGCAGCAATACGTCATCGACAAATTGTGCCAACCAATTTATGAGCGTTGGATTGAAATGGCCGTGATGTCAGGTGTCTTGCAGATGCCTGCCTTCGATATGGATCCTGATCGTTATTACGAAGCAAAATGGATTGCACCAGCGGCGCAGTTTGTAGATCCGCAGAAAGAAGCTGAAGCGTATAAGTCAATGGTCCGGTCAGGCATCATGACTTTGTCTCAAGTTGTCGCCTTACACGGTGGAGACTTTGAGGAAACCATGCGTCAAAGAGCCCATGAGCTTGCAACTATGGATGATCTTGGGATTGTCTTGGATTCTGACCCTAGTGCTGTTAACAAGGCAGGCCAAGCACAAAACCCACCTGTCGAGCAGACAGAACACCCTGAAATTCATGAGGAGGATGACTAATGGCTAACGTCAACGGCACTGACATCAACTTGTCTCCAACTGAGGGGATGAAGTCAGAAGCAAAAAAATATCGTCAGTGGAAAGAAGAAGGCGAAAAAGGTGGCACTGAAGTCGCTTCTCGTCGCGCTTCTCAGATTCTGTCTGGCGATGAAATTAGCCCTGACACTGTTATTGAGATGTCTGCTTGGCACGCCCGTCACGCGGTAGATGCTGAAGGTGAAGGATTTAGTTCTGGAGAGGATGGTTATCCAAGCCCAGGCAGAGTTGCTTTTGCTGCATGGGGAGGTGCTGCAGGTCGTAGCTGGAGTAACTCAAAATCAGAATCAATAAAAAAAGCGAGAGAGCGTAGTTATGATCCTAATAGCACGGAAACTATTGAAAACATGACTGAACGCGCTGCGCCTGATGCGCTTAAAACTGGAGATTTTGTTTCTTGGAATAGCAGCGGCGGCACAGCTCGCGGGCGCATAAGTCGTGTTGAACGTAACGGGACAATCGATGTCCCTGACTCAAGTTTCACAATTACTGGAACTGCTGACGACCCTGCAGCGTTAATCACGCTGTATCGCGACGGTGAGCCTACAGATAGAAAAGTCGGGCACAAATTCAGCACTCTTACCAAGATTGCTGCGATCCGCATGTTTGAAGATACGGCGTTAACGCGGGCGCACAGCACTGATTACGTTGAGAAAGAAGACCGCACAATTGAGTTCCCGTTTGCTTCTGAGGAACCTGTTGAGCGTTACTTCGGCATGGAAGTGCTGGAGATGTCAGAGAAAGCGATGGACTTGTCTCGCTTAAATGACGGTGCCCCACTCCTTTATCAGCATGATGCTGATCGGATTGTTGGTGTTGTGCAGCGTGCATACATCAAAGACAAGCGCGGTTACGCGGAAGTCAAGCTTGCCAACAATGAGCTTGGCCGCGAAATGCAAGATTTAATCAAAGACGGAATTATCAGGAACGTCAGCTTTGGATACAAGATCAATGAGATGGAGGAAGATAAGTCAACTACCCCAATGACTTATCGGGCCACCTCTTTCCAGCCGTTTGAACTCAGTTTGGTGACCGTGCCAGCTGATCAATCGGTTGGCATCGGTCGCAGTTTCGACTCTGTTGAAACTGTGTCTACGGCCTCAGCCGTACCTACTACAACTCCTATTTCCATCATGGAAGAACAAACTCCAGACCTGGAGCTTCTTCGTGCTGAGGCCTCCGAGGCCAAAGCAAAAGAAGCTGCTGAAATGCTTGCCCTTGGTAAGCGCACTCACAACATTGATCTTGCCCAAGAATTCGTCATGAATTCTCGCGGCATTGACGAACTTCGCTCCGCTCTTATTGAACAAATGGGTTCTAACGCCAAGCCCGTTGACACCACCGCTGGTGAAATCGGCCTTTCACAGAAAGAAGCTCGCAGCTTCTCCTTCCTGCGTGCCATCAACTATCTAAGCAATCCTGGCGATCGCGCTGCACGCGATGCTGCTGGTTTTGAAATTGAGGCTTCCGAAGCTGCTGCAGCCAAGCTTGGCCGTCAGTCTCGTGGCATCACGGTTCCGTCTGACGTTATGCGTCGTGACCTCAACGTTGGCACGGCTACTGCCGGTGGCAACCTTGTTGAGACCGAGTTGGATGCAGCCAACTTCATCGACCTGCTGCGTAACGCATCAGCACTGGATCAAGCTGGCGCAACTGTGTTGACTGGCCTTTCTGGCAACGTCAACATCCCTCGTCAGTCAGGCAGTGCAACTGCTTACTGGGTTGCTGAGTCCGGTTCCCCAACCGAATCACAGCAAACCATCGATCAGGTTGCGCTTACGCCTAAGACCTGTGGTGCTTTCACCGACTTCAGCCGTCGTCTGCTGATCCAGTCCTCCATCGACGTGGAGAACATGGTGCGTGGCGACCTTGCCAAAGTGCTTGCTTTGGAAATTGACCGCGTTGGCCTTTATGGCTCCGGTTCTTCCAACCAGCCCTTAGGTCTTAAGGACACCACTGGTGTTTTGACCGAAGACTTTGCTGCTAACACCCCAACATTCGCTGAGGTGGTTGCGCTTGAGTCTGACATCGCTGGCGCAAATGCCTTGCTTGGTTCACCTGTTTATCTGATGAATGCCGCAATGCGCGGTGCTCTGAAGACAGCAGAAAAAGCCAGCAACACTGCTCAGTTCATCTACACAGGTGATGAAGTTAACGGCTATCGCGCCGTGGTTTCAAATCAAGTTGCAAGCAACGATCTGTGGTTCGGTAACTTCTCCGACCTGATCATGGCTTACTTCTCTGGCTTGGATCTGATGGTTGATCCTTACACCGGCAGCACCTCTGGCACTGTCCGAGTGGTTGCGCTGCAGGATGTTGACGTGGCAGCCCGCCATGGTCAATCCTTCAGCCGTGGTAACAACACCCTCTGATCATGAAGATCAAGATCCGTAAGCAAGTTGTGCTAGCGGGTCAGGTGGTTCGGATTGGGGAAGTCGTTGAGGCTTCCCTGGCCGACGCCAACATCCTGATCGGTAGTGATCTTGCGGAGGTTTACAACGAACCTCCTGAAGTCGAACAACCCGTCAAACCCAAACGCCGGAGGAAGGCAACCAATGACGATCCAAAATCTGGGGACTAAAACAGAAGTCCTCAACGTTCTGCCAAGCGATGTGGTGACAGCCACAGGCGTTGGCTCTGCTATTGATCTGCTCGACTACGAGGGCGACATCGCTGTTTCTCTCGATGCCGAGGCTGGTGGCGGCTCTGTCACCTATGCAGTCAAACTGACTGAATCAGATACGTCTGGTGGTACTTACACCGACGTTAGTGGCGGTGGATTTACCACTAGTGGTGCCAACGCTGCGGTAACGGAAAAGATCAGTATTAACACTGATTCGATCAAGCGTTTTATCAAGGCTAGTGTCACCGTTGCAGGTGGTACAGGTGCTGGCGCAGTTAGCGTTGTCGCCTTTGGCTCCAAGAAGTACGGCTGATCATGGCTCTTGAAGATACCTTCGCTTTTCTAAATACAGAGGAGTTTGGAACTACCTGCCAAATTGGTGGGGGTTCTAGTTTTGTTGGTATCTTGGATTCGCCCGTGGATGTGATCGCGGGTGGTGTGGCTTTAAGTCGAGAGTATTTGTTAATGGCAAAGACTTCAGACGTAAGCTCTGCTGCTCGCGGCACTTCTATTACTGTTGCATCTGAGGCTTACACCGTCAGGGAAAACCGCCCTATCGATGATGGCCTGTTCTCTGAGCTTTTGTTGAGTAAGGACTAATGGCCGACACAAGGCGTGAATTGATTCTTGCTCGAATTAAAACGAACCTTGATTCTGCTACTGGCGTAACGGTTTACCGAAGCAGGGTTGAACCGTTGGCGCGTGGCGAAGTGCCCGCAATCATTGTTGAGCCGGTGTCGGACCAACCGTCCGAACAGTTCAGTAATAAATTGCAATGGACCTTGCGGGTGAGAGTGACGGTGCTGGTTCGTTCTGGCGTGCCTGACGACGCCTCCGACACTTTTTCACAACAGGTCCATAACCTGATAATGACTGACAGCACAGTCAACGGCTACGCTTTAGACATTGACCCTGATCGAGTTGACTTCAGCTTGTACGAGGCTGATGTCCCGTTGGGGGTTGTTAGTATGGATTATCTGGTCAAATATCGCTCAAGCCGTGTTGACCTGACATCAGCGTAGGGTTGGCTTGCGGAAGCAGTTAACTTAAACTGATGCAATAACATCGTTCTCTACTGAGACCTCACAGATGGTAAAGCTAGCCCGAGTGAGGTCGATCCTCGCTAAAACCGAGTCAACTTACGGCACAGACAGTACCCCAACAGGATCTTCAAACGGAATTGCCAAGATTTCATCTCTTGAAATCAACCCTGTTGAGTCTGAGGTTATTTCTCGAAATTTAATTCGTCCCTTTTTGGGCAACAGTGCTCAGTTGATCGCAAACACACGCGTCACTGTTAGTTTCACAATTGAATATTCGGGATCTGGCACTGCTGGAACAGCGCCTAAATATGGCCCGTTAATTGAAGCTTGTGGGTTTGGCGAGACTGTCGTTGCAAATACCTCAGTTACTTACGCGCCAATCTCAACAACGCCTGAATCTGTCACGATGTACATCGACAACGATGGCATCCGGCACAAAGTTCTTGGCGCTCGTGGCTCGTTTGCAGTCAGCCTGAATGCAAACCAAGTTCCGATTCTTAATTTCACGATGACTGGGCAATATGTTGCCCCAACTGATACTGCTTCTCCGAGCATCACAGTGTCGGACCAAGAAGATCCTGTGGTTTTCAACGCTGCCAACACAAACGGGTTTACGCTTTTCTCTGCAACAGACCTTGCTCTTCAATCAGCTGAAATTGACGTAGGCAACAATGTGGTTTATCGAGAGCTGGTAAATTCAAGCAAAGACGTGCGAATCACTGATCGCGCTGCTACTGCAAACTTTGTTGTTGAGTGTCCAGCACTTTCAACCAAAGACTTCTTTGCTCTTGCTGTTGCTGGAACTGCTGGAGACCTAAGCATTGTGCATGGGACTACCGCAGGCAACATTATTACTTTGGCATCTAATTCAACTGGCTTGTCACTAGGCAATCCAACATATTCTGAAAGCGATGGCATTGTTATGTTGAACCTTCCTACTACTATGGTGCCAAGTTCATCGGGCAACGATGAACTCACACTTGCTTACACCTAACCTGCATGGCTTTCGTTCTCAAGAAAGTTTCTTCTTACAAATGGCCTGTTGCCGTTGACGTTCCTGTTGACGGCGGCAAGTTTAAGAAAGAAACTTTCACGGCAATCTTTAAAAAGATGAGCCGTTCAGCTTTTAATGATTTGGTTGAGCAAGGTGATGATGCTTTGATTGGCGAAATTGTTGAAGGCTGGGAAGGGATCAAAGACGAGGATGGGGATGAGGTCGTTTACAGCGAGGCAGCACAAGCTGAGTTGTTTGATGATCCTTATGTCTTGCGTGGTGTAATTTCTGCTTACACAGACAGCCTTACGGGGGCACAAGCAAAAAACTAGAAGCCGCCGCTAAGCATTGGTGCGAAGGCGGCGGTGTCTTTGATGAAAGCGTTGATGACTTGATGGCTAAGGGTATGGACCCTGGCGAGATCAATGCAATCCGTAAGGCGCGTAAGGCTGCGGATTTTGAGGTGTGGGAAGAGAACTGGGATATTGTTGCAATGTTCCTAAGGATGCAAACGCAGTGGAATGTCAGTATGGGCGGGGTTTCTGGATTGAATTACTCGTCGCTGGACTACCTCTGTAGACTGTATGAAGTCAAGGATCCTGTCGCCCTTTTTGAAGGCGTACAGGTGATGGAACTAACCGCACTCGCCAGCCTGAACAAGAAGGACTCCTGATGGCCAAGGTTACAACCGAATTAAAAGTCCTTGTAAAAACCGCTGGCGATGCTGGTCTTGATAAATTAACGCGGACTTTAAATGGGCTAGGGCGACAGGCTAAAAGTGCTGCGGCTCCATTCGATCAAATATCAAAAGAGCTAAAAGAAGTTCAAAGAACGTCGGTTAATAGCATTGCAAACCTTCGGGGTTACAGAAACGCTTGGCGCGATATTACGCAGCAAGTCGAGATTGGCAGTGCTGCATTCAAAGAGGCCACGGCTGAGGCGGCAAGGCTTGACAAGCAACTGCAAAAAGCGGAAGGAAGGAAAGGCCCAGGCAGGGGAGGAAGACTAAGGGCTGCTGCTCAAGTTGCGGGAACAGTTGCAGGCGCTGGGGTCTTTGGTGGCCCTGAAGGAGCAGCAGGCGCGTTACTTGGTTCTATTGGAGGGCCAGGTGGTGCAATTGTTGGTGGCGCTATTGGCGCTCAGGTTGGGCAACTCAGGCAAGCTGTTGGCGCGACAGCGGAGTATTCCGCGTCACTTGAAAAATTACGAATTGCATTATTTGGCGTAACAACAAGCCAAGAAGAATACACGCAATCTCTTCAATTTATAGCGAAAACATCTGACGAGCTTGCTATACCTCAAGATATATTGACCAAGCAATTTACAAAATTGCAGGCATCTGTTTTAGGAGCAGGTGGCAGCGTTAAGGACACTAAGCTTGCTTTTAGAGGAATTGTTGCTGCCGTCAGGGCAACAGGTGGTTCACTGCAAGACGTTGACTCTGCACTGACTGCAACAGCACAGGTTTTCTCTAAAGGTAAAGTTAGCGCAGAGGAATTAAGACAGCAAATTGGCGAAAGATTGCCTGGTGCTTTTACTTTGTTTGCAGAAGCAATAGGTAAGACACCTCAAGAGTTGGATAAAGCCTTGGAAAAAGGCGAAGTTAGTTTAGAAGACTTTTTAACCTTTACAAAATCAATTTTTGACCGTTATGACGAGAATGCTCAGATAATTGTTAAGTCCCCTGCTGCTGCTGGAGACAAACTGCAGCAAAAACTAAAAGAATTGCAAGAAGCGGTTGGGATTTTAGTCGAACCTATTGGGGCTTCATTCCAAGGAGCGGCTTCAGTTGCCGTTGATGCTTTGACCGGTATAACAAAAGAAATTGATAAGTTACTTGAAAAATTTAAATTTTTAACTGAAATGGCGAAGATTTTGGGACCGATACAGGCATCTATGCTTTTAGGGCCAGTAGGAGGCGCTCTGGCAAGCATTGGTTTAAGCGGTTTGGGTAAAGGAGCAAGTGATGAGGGCGGTGACATTAGAGATAATATTCAGCAACCAGCCCCAGGCGGTGGAATAGCTGGCATTACCCCTAGCGGTGCAGGCGGGGGCGGTTCACAGGCCAGGATAAGAGACACAAGTGCAGAGGTACTTCGTCTTACTGAAGAGATGAACGCTGCTAAAGCCACAGGTCAGTTAATTACAGCTGAGCAACTCAGGCTTGAACTTGATATTCAAAGGATTACTGAGCAATTTAACGCTGGCACGATAACGTTTAACAGAGCCCAAGAGTTGTCTTCAAACGCCATTGAGGCTAGCCGAAAAAGAGGGCTAAAGCTAAGAGAAGACGAAAAGAAAGCAATGCGCGACCTTACAAAAGGTCAAAAAGAATTTAAAAAAGAGCTTACTGAAACAGAAAAACTAGCTGAAAAAATAAAAGACACTTTTGCAAATCAATTGACAAGTGCAATTGAGGGTCTAATTGATGGCACTAAAACGTTAGGAGAGTCTTTGTCAGGCGTTTTGAAGCAGATGGCAAGCATGTTCTTACGGGCTGGTATTGGCAATTTTGCTGGCGCTGATGGCACCGGCGGGACCGGATTGTTAGGCCTTTTTGCTGATGGCGGTGTTATGGCTAAAAACAAAATTGTTCCCTTTGCCTCTGGCGGAGTCGTAAACAAGCCAACCATTTTCCCGATGGCTAATGGCATGGGCCTGATGGGCGAGGCTGGCCCTGAAGCGATCATGCCTTTGCGTCGTGGGGCCAACGGTAAGCTCGGCGTTGAATCATCTGGTGGCGCAAGTAACGTAGTGGTCAACGTTGACGCTTCTGGTTCTTCCGTTGAAGGTGACGGTCCAAACGCTTCGCAACTTGGCAAGGCGATTGGCGCTGCTGTCCAAGCTGAGCTAATCAAGCAAAAACGACCTGGAGGCTTGTTGACCCGCTAATGGCTACCTTTCCAGATATTTCCCCTGATTATGGCGCTCAAAAAAGCAGCGCACCTGTCACCCGCAAGGTGCAGTTTGGTGATGGCTACGAGCAACGACTAACGTTCGGCTTGGGTCAAAATCCTAAGAGTTGGCGATTAACTTTTCAAAACATTACCGAAACAGACTCTGACACGATTGAAACGTTTTTAGATGCTCGGGCCGATGACAACGCATCATTTGATTGGCAACCGCCTGGATCGTCTGTTGCTTACAAATGGGTTTGTGAAACTTGGTCGAAGTCGATCCCTTACGCGAACCGAGCTACGATACAAGCAACATTCCGCCAAGTCTTTGAGCCGTAATGACTGTCACGACTAGATCGAGCAAGGGCAGCCCGCTCACCCATACCGAGGTTGACACCAACTTCACAGACCTGCGTGATAGTTGCGGCTATATAGCAACCGGCCAAGGTGGAACGGTTACACAAGCAACGTCTAAAAGCACAGCGGTAACGCTAAGCAAGAAGTGCGGTCAGATCACAATGAACGGTGCGGCATTGGCTGCAAACACAACTGTTTCATTTACGTTGACCAACACAACGGTGGCGGTGACTGACGTAATTGTTTTAAATCACGTTAGTGGTGGAACGGCTGGTTCTTATTTGCTCAACGCTCAACCTGCCGCTGGTTCTGTAAGCATTAACGTCCGAAACATCACAAGTGGATCGTTAAGCCAAGCGATTGTGATCGGGTTTGCAGTGGTGAAAGCCACTACTAGCTGAGCATGTCTTACGTCGTAACTGGATATTGGAACTCCGGTTACACCGACACGGAGTCCAGTGATGGCATCACAAGTGAGCTGCAAGGCATTTCGCCAACAGCAGTTATTGAGCTGTTTCAGCTTGAGCTGGACTCAGTGCAGCATGGAGTCGATACAACTTATTACTTCAGCGGGTTAAACCAAGGCGGCCTTCAGGCCATAACGTTTGGCGGGCAACTTTACACAGCAATCCCGCTTGAAGCTGATGGGTTTAGCTACTCAGGGCAGGGCAGTTTGCCGCGTCCAACTTTACGACTAAGCAATCTGTTCAGCACCATCACAGGTCTGATCGCTACGTTGCCAAATGGATTAGAAGGCGCAAAAGTTACACGCATTCGTACATTAGCCCGCTACATAGATAGCATAAATTTTCCACCTACTCCGGCTTATTTGCTAACAGAGGACGGCAGTTTTATCTTGGCAGAAGACGATAGTTTTATTCAAACAGATTTTAATGGAACAAATCCGTTTGGCACTCCAGACAGTACCGCTATTTTCCCAAAAGAAATTTACTACGTTGATCGCAAGTCAGCAGAAAACCGGACCTTAATTGAGTTTGAACTTGCGTCTGCTTTTGATCTTGCTGGTGTACGCGCACCAAAACGCCAGTGCATCAGCCGTTGCCAATGGGTCTACAAGTCAGTCGAATGCGGCTACGACCCAACAGTTGGCCCTGGCAAGGTTGTTGACGGTGTGACGTTTACGCGATTCACTGCCAATGATGTTGGTACGACTGAAGACAGCGAAGACGTTTGCGGCAAACGGCAAAGCAGTTGCGAGTGCAGGTTTGGTGAGAATAAAGAGTTACCCTTTGGAGGGTATCCAGGCATTGGGACGTTCTTCGCATGACATGGCGCGATACTGCGTTACAGGACGCAAAAGACCGTTATCCATGGGAGGCTGTCGGCCTTGTTGTAGTCGTTAAAGGGCGTAGAAAATATTGGATGTGCCGGAACATGGCCCACAACATGGAAGACATGTTTGTGCTTAATCCTGAGGATTATGCAGCCGCTGACGATAAAGGAGAAATTATTGGTATTGTCCATAGCCATCCAAAGACTCCACCGGCAGCAAGCGAGGCTGACAAGGTTTCAGCAGAAAAGCACGGTTTGCCTTGGTACATCGTCAATCCACAAACCGAAACCTGGGACGAATACGTTCCATGTGGATATAAGGCTCCGTTGATTGGCCGTAAGTGGACGTGGGCGATTAATGACTGCTGGTCATTAGCGCGTGATTGGTACGCCGAGCAAGGGATCAACCTGCGTGATTGGGACAGGCCAGCAACGCCAAAGCAGTTTATGGAATCACCAATGTTTAACGATGCTTGGGCTGCGACAGGGTTTCGTGAGCTAACTGAAGATGAGTCCTTGATCAAGGGCGATCTGTTGTTGATGCAGATCAATGGCACTGGTTTAAATCATTGTGCGGTTTATATCGGTGATGGGATGGTGCTGCATCACTTATCAGAACGGCTGTCTTCTAGGGATTTGTATGGAGGATGGCTACAATCATGCACAGGGAAGCGGTTGCGTCATGTTGCGTAAAGTCCGGTTATATGGAGAGCTTGCCAAGGTTGCCGGGCGTCGTGTTTTAGAGGCTGAGCTGTCTTCAGCCGCAGAAGCAGTGCGAATGCTGATTGCTAATTTCCCGCAATTGGAACGGCACATGGCTGATCGCCATTACAAAGTGCTTGTTGGTGATGGTGCGTTAACGCTGGACGACTTGCATTATCCAGTGGGTCAAGAAGAAATCAAGATCGTGCCGGTAATTGTTGGTGCGGGTGGGAACGGCTTTGGCTCTGTATTGCTTGGCGCTGCATTAATTGCTGGAGCCGTTTTTAGTGGTGGAGCAACTTTAGGGTTGGCGGGTTTTAGTTCTACTGCAGTGGTTGGCGTCAGCTCCGCAAGCTTTCTTACGACTGCAGCGATTGCTACTGTGGCTGGAAACATTGGCCTTGCTTTAGTCCTTGGGGGTGTTGCTCAAATGCTTACACCAACGCCTGAAATCCCTCAAGGTCCAGACACTCAGCAAGACCCGCGCAAATCATTTTCATTCTCAGGCATACAAAACACCAGTCGCGGTGGAACGCCAGTACCGATTGTTTACGGCAAAAGCTTGACCGGCAGTGTCGTCGTTTCGGCTGGTATTGACACTGAGCAGGTGCAAGCATGACTACGATCATTGGCGCAGGTGGTGGTGGTAAAGGTGGTGGTGGCAGCAGAACGCCTAAAACAACACCTGACAGCCTTGACTCGCGCCAGTATGCAACAGTCGTTGACTTGATCTCTGAAGGTGAGATTGAAGGTTTAGTTGATGGCAATAAATCAATATTTTTAAATGACACTGCCTTAGAAAGTGCCACTGGCGACCCTAATTTTGAAGACGTTACGATCTACACGCGCAACGGGACGCAAGCCCAAACCTACGTTCCAGTCACTAGCGGGACAGAAAACACTCGCAGCGTAGGGAGAGAAGTAACGCAGCTTGTGCCAATTGTTGAATCGGTAATTGATGACAATGTTGACGCTGTGCGCGTCACGATCTCAATCCCTTCGTTGCAGAAAATTAGTAGCAAAACTGGGGATACAAAAGGGACTAAAGTACAACTAAAGATTTTTATTGAATATGCGGGCGCTGGTTACGGTGATGCAGTTATTGATGACACGATTTCAGGCCGCACGGCTGACTTATATCAAAAAGATTATCTGCTTACGCTTAACCGCCCCAGCCCAACAGACAACGTAAACATAAAAGTTGAACGAATCACTGAGGACAGTGAAGACTCTTTGTTGAGCAACGCATTTAGCTGGTCAAGCTTGGTTGAAATAAAATACGCAAAGCTGCGTTATCCAAACAGCGCCTTAGTTGTTCTGCGAGTTGACTCTGAACAGTTCAACAGTATTCCAAGCCGAAAGTATTTAATCAAAGGCGTCAAGGTTGCCATACCTGCAGGCGTAACAGTTGACTCCAGCACCGGCAGAATTATCTACCCTGATGATTTTATCTGGAACGGCACGTTTGCGGCTGCCACTTGGTGTAGCTGTCCTTCTTTTATCTTGTGGGATTTACTGACGAATACTCGCTACGGATTCGGCAATCATATTGATGTTGCACAGTTAGATAAGTATGCGTTTTTTGCCGCATCGAAGTACAGCAACGCTCTGGTTGATGACGGGTTTGGTGGTCAAGAGGCACGGTTTAGCTGCAACACGACGATTCAGACAGCAGAGGAATCGTTCAAGCTGGTCAATGACCTGTTGTCTGTTATGCGTTGCCAGGGATTCTGGAGCGCAGGCAGTCTGACGATTGAGCAGGACGCACCAAAAGACGCTGCCTACCTATTTACGATTGCAAATGTCACTCAAGAAGGATTTGGCTATAGCGGCAGCAGCTTAAAAACTAGACCGACTGTTGTTGTTGTCAGCTATCTCGACCTTGACTTACAGGATACGGCTTACGAGGTAGTTGAGGATCACGACGGGATTGCAAAATATGGTGTGGTGCGTAAGGAGTTCAGTGCTTTTGCCTGCACTAGCCGAGGCCAAGCGGCAAGGATTGGCAAGTGGATTTTGTACTCGGAGAAGTTTGAAAAAGAGGTTGTCACATTCACTAGCGGCTTAGAAGCGGGCCAAGTCGTTCGCCCTGGAACGATTATTCAGATTGCTGATCCTGTTATTTCAGGCGCTCGAAAAGGTGGCCGTATCAAGGCTGCAACCAGCAACACAATCACAGTTGACGATACAAGTGCAACTGACCTGACGTTTGGCAGTGGATCTTTCCTATATGTGATCTTGCCTGATGGCACGGTTGATGGTGAAGTCGCTGACGAAAAACTGCGGGTTACTGATATTACAAATGGGGTGATAACAGTAGACAGAAACTTTGCTGCAACCCCAAACGTCAACAGTGTATGGGTATTAGAAAGCCTCGGACTAGGTGCAAACAATATTCAGCCAACAACTTGGCGTGTTATTTCTGTTGAAGAGCAAGAAGGCATGTTGTATTCAATCAGTGCGATTGCTTACAACGCCAGCAAATATGGTTTTGTTGAAGATGGAGAAGCACTGCAGACTCGTGACACAACAAACTTAGACGTTATTCCCGAGCCTCCAGAAGACTTGGAAGTGCTAGCAACTCTGCCGCCAGGGGGAACAATCCCAGAAAAAGAGGTGCAGTTTGTTTTAAATGGTCGCGTTGCAATCAAGATCACTTGGCATTGGCGCGTGCCTGCAGGTCAAGTCACCAAGAAATTCCGAATACGCTATAGGCACGACGATGACAACTTTACTGAAGTCATTTCTCAAGGAACAACATTCGATATTTTAGACGCTAAGACCGGAAACTATCAGATTCAAGTTTCAAGTATTAGTAGCACCAACATTTTATTTAGTCAGCCAACTTTGGCTAACTATACGGTTGAAGGATTAGGAGCAGCTCCTAACGATATCCGTGATCTAAGCCTTGTTCCAACGACTGACACTTTGGCTATTTTGTCTTGGAGAAAACTTCAGGAACTAGACGTTCAGCTTGGTGGTCGAATTATTATCCGGCATGATCCACGAGCTTTGGCACTAGCTGAATGGACAGCCAGCAACCAAATCGTTGATGGTGTTTCTGGAGCGTCGACACAGAAGCAAGTTCCGCTGCTTGCCGGAACGTACTTTGTGAAAGCAGAAGATTTCTTAGGCAATCGCTCCGCAGTCGAAACAGCGTTTGAAGCATCACTGCCTGCTGCAGACGGTCGGTTCTTAGCTAAAACCTATGCAGAGCACCCTACTTTTCCTGGCACGAAAACTAATTGCAGCGTTGTTTCTGGCAATCTAGATCTTGTCCCTGATCCTTACGTCGCTTTTGGTTATGTCGAAGATTTTTACGCGATAGGCGATGGCGAGGCTGAATACATATTCCAAGATACATTTGACTTTGGCGTTAACCTAGATTTTATTGCTAGGCGCAGCATTGTTAGTTTTCCCTTAGCTATTGCAGGAACTTTGTTTGATAGCCGCTCTGGGTTGTTTGACGACGCTACAGGTTTGTTTGATGGCGATATTTCTGATGTGGTAAACGTATCAACTTATATTAGAACAGCTACAACCGCTTCTCCTGTTGAAGCTGATTACACACCTTGGGCAGAGTTTATCTCTGCAGTAATTCAAGGCCGTCATGTGCAGGTAAAAGCGATATTAAATACAACTGATGAACTGACAAGCGTGTCTGCTGATCAATTAGGCGCAACGCTTGAATTGACGCGTAGAACAGAGTCAAGCACTGAGACGACTAATGCTGCCGCAACCAGTTACACGTTTGACAATGCGTTCCACCAAATACCTACGGTCAGCATTACGCCCCACGATTTAGACCCGAACGATCACTTC